GCGGTTCCGAAGAACTTCAATAGTCAGCAATACTACGGAATGTATTCAAACAACACGCCAGGTTATTTTTAAAAGGAGTTAATATGTTATTTATTCAAGTTTTTGTCTTTTGGTCTATGATTATTTTATCGTCAGCTTTTTTAATATGTAAAATTATTGGAGTAAAAGTAGAGTGAACTTTATTGATGACCTTGTTACATTTACCAGAAAATATTTATGTAAAATAAATCTTGGAAAGATTGACCTATATTTAAAAATAAGGGAAATTAGTGATTCAGAGCTTAATTACAAAAACTTTGAAAACAGATTTATTGTTAAAGAAATATCATTAAATAGTATTATTGACGGTAGACTAACTATATCTATCCCAGGTAATGTTGCAAACAAGGTGTCTGAAATAATGGTTATTTCAGAATAACTTTAAAAGGAAAGCTAGGAGGCTGTTAAAATGTTGATACTTACACGTAGAATAGGTTAAACGGTAATTATAGGTAATGAATGTAAAATTTCATTCACGATCATTTGGATTGAAGGATGTCAAGTTAGGATTGGAATAAATGCGCCAAAAGAAATTCCTGTCCATAGGCAAGAGGTGGCAATACGTATCATAAACGAAAAATTGAAGAAAGCTTCAGAATATAATCCAAATTCTGAAAAATCTTTCAATTATTAATTAAATTTTTAGGAGTATTAAAAAATGATGAATATCAACGGAAAAGCAAAAGAAAATGAAACTGAAACTGAAGTTAAAAACGATGAATTTATAATTGATTTTTTATCAGAAGACGAATCAGGAGTGTCTCAAGATAAGATTTATTAAGGGGTAATTTATGAATTATGTTGTAATAATTTTTATATCGTTTACAGTGGGTTTTGGTTCTGGATGGATTCAACATATTGAATTCTTGAAAGAGCATGGAATTCAGTATAAAAATGTTTTAACAATTGACGAGTCAATTAAAAATTGATATATTCGTATTGCCTGAATCACCGTATTTCACTTAACTCCCTTAAGCAATACAAAGATGTGGTTCAGGCATTTTATTTTTTATTTCTTTTTATAGCGTTGACACAGTTTTTTTGACTCTTTACCTCTGAAAATATTTCCTCGATATCATTAGCTTTTGAACCTTTCTCAACATATCCAAGAAGCAACGTTACAAGCGGAATTAAAGTCAAAGGGATTCTAATTGGTTTAGTATCTTCTTTATACCTGCTTGTTCCTTTAGGCCTTCCAGACCCTTTCCTCTTACCGCCAACAGCCATGACATACAACCTTTTGTTAAATTATTAGTCGCATTGTACCACATGTTGTACGATAATCAATATTTTAATATTTAACAATAGGTCATATATATATCGATGTTATGTCAATATAGCAAGAACCCGCTATACTGCAATAAACTTGATATAAATGGATTAATCATCATTATTAAGAAGGACTTTTCCAATAGACTGTGAAGTAATTGAAAAGTTTTTAGCAGCTTCATTAGCTGATTCACCGACTGATTCCAATATTCCATCACTGTCTCGGAGCCATTTGCTAAAATCCTCTTTATTGTTAAGAGAGTCAAAGAAATTCATTTTAGTCTTAACATCCTTCTTAAGGAGAAACTTTGCCATTTTTGGGTCTAAAAGAGCCTTTTCTAGATATTTTATTTTTCCAGCCTCTCCTATGTTTTTAACATAATCGATAGCGCCTTTAATCATAGAGGAAGAGCCCATGCCGAACAAAGCTTTAGAAGCCTTCCCGCTAGTTTTTTCTGCTAAATTTTCCATAAGATTTGCTGAAGTATTAGAGCCAGTTCCTCGCCCTGTACGTTCCATAACGGCCTGCTTCTTAAGCGCATCCTTTGCTTTCTCTAAGACCTCCATCTGGTCTTCTGTAAACAGCTTTGAAAGAGAATTCTTATTTTTCTCAAGATAGTTATTAAATGTAGCGAATGTAAGCTTGTCAGATTTGAATTTACTATTTAAGTCGTCGATTACTGACCGCCTCAGACCTTCCAAGGCGTTTCCGGTCTTGTCTTTAGATAAAAGCTCTACGGTCTCGCTCATGACGGCGTCTGAATTTGTGCTTCCCAATATACGGCCTGCTATTTTACTAGGGTTCACACCTTCAAATTTAGAACCCAATAGTTTGCTCATAGATTCTTTGTAAAAATTAGATAATAATTCTTCATTTTGTTTTATGGTTCTATCAACATGCATTTGCGCATTTCTTAAATCTTTTAGCTTAACGTCTAATTTTGGGTCTAAAATAAATGCACCAGGATTAGCTTTTTTCCAGGATGCGAATTTATCTGGATTTACTTTTCCATTTTTTTCTACAAAATTATATAAGATATCGCTATTAATGTAAGATTTTAGCGTCTCTAGCATTTCTTTATGCTCTTTTGTTCCAAGCCCTGCTGACTCACTCATCAATGCCTTAGCGCCCTCAACTGATTTGCTGCCACTAATTACGCTAGCTGGTATTTCAGCATGAGTAACAGTAAACGGACGAGTGAATCCACTGTCTTTATTAATTATCTTTCCTAGAACAGGGTTCTCAGTAATAACATTAACAGGAGCCATTACTTCTCTATAAACTTTCCTAGCCTCAAAAATTTCTGGTATAGATTCCATGTCAGCATCTAATTTTTTTATAAGGTTGGTTAAGATACGTCTTCTGTCTTTTTCTTGGTATGGAACGCCTTCCAAAATTCCTGAGATTTCACGCTTGGCTTTTTCAAGTCTTCCGGCGTTATAAGTTCCACTTGGAACATCACCAACCTCTTTTAATGCTATGTCTCTCATGGCAATGTCATCTTTATATTGTTTCTTAATATCTGCAATAATTTTCTTCTGGGACGATCCTGAATCTATAACAGCATTCTCAATGGCAATCTTTGCTTTTTTCATATCTCTGTGAACAGGGCTTGCTCGTGAATTATCTCTTATTTGTTCTTCGATATAATCAAAAGAACCTTTTGGCACACCTTCAAGACTCTTTGTCTTTGCGGCTTCGTAGAGAGGAGCAGATTTTGCTTGAGCATCTTTTTCTATTTCAGAAACCCTTTTGGCTAAATAGTCTTGAGTTTCTTGCCCAGCCTTCTCAACGCTTGATGTCGGCTCAAATTTCATTGCTGCGCGGTCAACCTTTTGCTTTACTTCCATGTTATCTAAATCTATCTGACCTTTATAATTATTCATTTCTGAAGCTGCAAATTCTTGTGAAACCTGTGGCGATGCAGATTTGGACGCAAGCTTGTCTATCTCTCTTTGAAGAACTTCTTCATTTGTTAATCGTCTTTGGCCAATCTCTGGGATGTTTTCAGCCTTGGCGCGGCTATATTGAGAAAGCCCGGCATTATCTGCGACATCTGCCGTCAATGGCCTGTACGCGGCCTCCCCTTCGTTTAATCCGCTATCGCCTATCTTTATGTTTCCTTTAAATGGCGACTTAGACTCTTCTAATTTTCCGACAACTTCAGGTATGTTTTTTTCGCCTACCTTATCCTGTAAAAATTTAGCTGCTTTTTCAACATTTCCTGCACGCCTGTATTCTTTGTTTCCAACTGTGGCCGCGTAGTCTCCAAGTTTCTTTAAAACTTTACCAGGAAGGTTCGATAACGCTTTAAAATTTGGAACCCCAATAGCTGAGACAAGGTCTGCATAGCTCTCGTCAAGGCCTAATTCTCTTAATCCCTGAGAAACTGCTGCCATGGCCGGAGCCACTTTTGCCCCAGCAACTGAAATGCTTGGCAGAAACTCTCCAAGCTTTTGTCTAAACTGGCCAACAGTTCCTTCTGGCTCGCCATTTATTCCTGAAAATTCATCAATCTTTTTAACAAATTCATCTCTTTTTGATGTTGTATTATTTTTATTAATACTATCTAACTGAAGCTTAAGCCCTCTAAGCTCTTCTTCCATTCCTTCAACGCCTTCTAAGCTTCTTATTAATCGTTCTATTGTATTTTTTTGTACTGACATAGTTGTTGGAAATGTTGACATTCCAACATCGGCTATAGATCCAATTGTTTTAGCTGCTCCACGAGCCTCTAAGAATGGCGAAAAATCAGAATAACTATTTTGTTGACCTTCTTTTTGTTTTAATTTATTAATCTGAGCTAATCTTTCGTCAATTTGCGATAATCTTTTATCTTTTGACACAGGCGATGATTCTTCAGCAGAAGACTTTATAGCTTGAATTTGCTTCAATCTATTGTCAATTTCTAACAGCCTTTTATTATCCACCATTTAATAATAATTCCCTTTCTTTTAATAATGCCTGCTCTTCTTGATCAAGGGCTGAAATTTCCTGAGAAGGTTTATAATTTTGAAACTTTACAACACCTTCATATGTTGGAACATATCTTTTCATCAGCCCTCTATTTGCTTCTTCTGAGCGACTGATTTGCTCGTTAAATTTATTTTTTAACTGATTTTTTATAGGCTCAAATGCCTCTGGAGTAAAATTAGACCCAGGATTTGTTTCTTTTATCAATTTTTTCAATATGTCTGTTGGCCTTTGACCTTTAAACTGTTGAATGGTTCCAAGAGATAATGTTGCAGCATGCTTTTCTAGCTCAAGAAGCGCATTTCTTTGCTCTTGATTTACGATGCTTTTAATAAAATTGTCAAATGGAGAGTCACCTTTTGAATTTGCCCATTTAGCTAAGCTAGTTGAAATCTTTGGATGACTTTTAAATATTTTATCCATTTCGTCTAAAGCCGTAACACCATTTTTAGCCTCCTTACCTTTGTCTCTCTCAACCCTTAAGTCGTCAATCCATGCCTTTGCTTCATGGTTAGGGAGTTCGTCAAACAATAAAGCACCACTCGGAACCTCTCCGCTCTCTACAAGACTCTGCTTCTTTTCCTGTATCCCGACTGGAGACTTTTCTTCTGCTCTTGCTTTATTATATTTAACCTGGCTTTCAAGGTTCTGCCTATTTAGATAGTCTTCTTCTTGAAGCTCTCTTTCAACCTGTTTATTTTCAGCGCTATTATAATAATAATCTAATTTCTTTTCTTCTGGTGTTTTGATAAACCCCATCAAGTCAAGTGGTCTAACCTCTTCTCCATCACTAATAATTATTTTCCATGGCTCTGAACCGGCTGAATCAATTAACTTATAATTTGTTCCAGCAGAACCGTTGTATTCTTCAAGCGTATTTTGTAAGTATACTTTCCTGTCATTAGGAGACATAGATTTATAAGAATCTAAGTATGCCATTATACGCGGAGTTACAGAATTTCTTGCATTGTATAGTTTTTCTTCTTTAAACAATTGTATGTTCTGCTCTTCAACCATATTTTTCATTTTCTCGATGAAGTCCATTACCTTTTTATTACGAGCTTTATCTTCTGCAAAGCTTCCTTTTTGAATGCCAGCAGTTAACCCGCCAATAAAAGCATCACCACCACTTCCACCGTGGTTTCCTTTCCATTTTTGCGATAGGTCTCCATACATTTTTGCGTCAATTTGACGTTCTGGCTCCGAAGATTGTTTTTGTAAATCTAATAATGTTTTTTCAAGACCTAATTGCTCATTAATTCTAGGGCGCTCTGGTTTAGAGTTGGCCGCTTCCATTCTTTGCTTAACTTTGTTTAATCTGTAATCAGCAAGCTTTGCCATTTTTTATCTCCTCTCAACAGGTGCGCGATTAATGGCAGGAGCAGCCAATGATGCTCCGCCTGTCATGTATGCGCCAGCAGCCTGCCCAGCCGCAGCTAGACCGACATCTCTTAACTGTTGGCCAAACCTTGCTGGAGTTGAACTAAATTGTTGCATATTCATATTATGCTGCCCCTGAACCCTTGCTACTTCATTTGCATATCTTTGGTTCTGGTTGGACGCTTGCTGGCCGAACATTGCTATTGCGCTTCTATTTCCCTCTAGGCCTAATTGCGCCCGCTGAGTATCTTGCCCAGTAATTCCTTGGCCAACATTTAGCATATTAACATTTTCATTTATGGCATTTTGTCTAAGATTTTCTAAGTCGGAAACTCTCTGCTGCTCTAGATTATATTTAGCTTCTTCTTCTTGTAATCTAGCATTACGACCTTGCTCCCTAATGGCATAAGTTCTAGCTTCTCTATCTAATCTGCGATTCTGTAAATCTTCGCCATAATTCTCAGATGCTACGTTTACTTCTTGCTCGAGAAGGGCGCGTTGCTTAGCCATTGCAGCACGGTTTTCTGTAGCTTCCGTGCTTCTTTGAAGACCTCTTCTAGCTAAGTTTTCCTCTGTCATTCTTTGTTGATTATCGAAAGCATCCATTGTTAAAGTTTGGTTTATTGCTTTAAATTGCTGAACTTTTTCTGCTATATCTTTAAAGTCACCAATTTGTGCCAAATCACCCAGTCTCTCTTGATTAATTCTTGAAAATGCTTGAATAAAAGGCTGATAGTTAACAACGGATGTTGGGTCATATTGATAAAGTCTCTGGATATTGTTAACAGCTGTATTCATTAAGGTTTTAGCTTGATTTAAAGTCTGCTCTTCTTGCGGCGTAAGGGGAAGCCTTTGAGTAATGCGCCTTTTCTTTCCGTCAGCACCGGTAACAGTAATAGTTTGGACTCCCGAAAGCTCGTCTATAACATCCATCAATTCCGGCGCAGCTTGTTGAGCTGGTAACTGCGGCGCCTGTGGTGGAGTTCTTCCTCTAAAAAGCTTTCCCATTACGATACCTCAAATAAATAATTATCATCATGCTTAAACAAATAGTTTACGCCATATTTAGTTAATTTACAAAGAAATCTATTCATCTTCTCAAGCTCGGTTCTTATTATTATTTTATTGAAACCTAATAAAAATGGAAATTCTAAGCATTTTTTCATTACTTCTTTTGTAAATCTTCCCCTATATTTTTCATAAATATAAAGTGAAATCTCACAAACTTTTTCTGTAATAGTTTTTACGCCATAAAAACCAATGGCAATACTGCTTGAAATTATTTCAAAAAATACACAATTTTCATATGTAAAATTATTGAAAAATTTTTCAATTTGATTCTCTTCAATTGACTCAAAAAAAATAGTCATTAACTACAAAACTAGCACTTTTTTGGCTTAGGTTTACGGTCTTTGCTTGGTCTAGACTTATTCATAAATTACCCCTTAAATTAAAAAATTAACATTGAATTATAAACTAATTAATAGTTTAATTAAACTCCTGCATATATAATTTTTGGCATTAATAGGTATGGAGGCATATTATTATGTGGAAGGCCTCCACCAGTTGGATCTGTTCTCAGCGTAACTGGAGAAACACCGGTAGCGGGAGGAGCTCCAGAATTAAAAATATTAAATGGTGTATTAAAGTAAGAATATCCATGGTCATGAGATGGTATTTGTGAAATATCTAAAGTATGAGTTTCTGATCCGCCAACTCCTCCAAGCGCTGGCGTATTATTAACAATTTTTCCTCCAGTAGGGCTTGCGGATGTTGTATCAATACCAAAAATTGAAACACCTCTGGTATCTGGAATATTAAAAGTGGTTGCACCATCTCCAGGGCCATAGATTGTTCCTATCGCTGCAAATAATAATGCATATGTAGTTCTACTTATTGCCTGTCCGCTTGCCAATAGCCATCCGGCAGGAGCTGCCCCGCCTGGCGCCCAGTCCATCATCATACCGGGTCTAATTTGTATGACAGGCGCTAGCTGCGAATTAGTAAGACTATTCGCCACCAAAGATGCGGAAGGCAAAGTTCCTGCGACAACTGCTGTACCCTGAATGCTTAATGCTTGAATCTTAGCGCCGCTTAATGTTGCATCATTCTGATTATTGAAAAATAACTGAAAGTGGGCATTGTTCACGGCCGCAATCTTATCAAATGAAATTTTATCATCTTCAATATTATTGTTTTGGACGGCGCCAGCGAGAATATTCGCATTTCCAACAGAACCATTTCCTAAAATAGGATTAGTAACGCACCCATCTTGAAGGGCGAATGTTGGTATGCATTGCGCTGAAAAATATGCTGATGTTATTTTTGTCCAAGATATAGTTCCAGCACCATCTGTAATAGGAAATTTTTCAGCATTTCCCGGCGTGCTTGATCCCGGCAGAATACCTGCGGCTATCCCTTGAGTTATATTCCACAAGTCGTTCAATGAATCAATAACGTAGTTAAAGTCCCCATCTAATTGATCTGAATTTATTGGTTGATTTTGATCTGCAACTACCCCATACCTATTGCTAAATGGCAAAACTTCAGCGGGACTGTAAGGTATCTGTTTTCTCTGATATGTAGGCATTATCTTTCCCCTATTCCAAAAAGTCTAATTCTTCCAAAAGAAATTGGTCCATTTATTATGTATCCAGAAATAGAAATCCAAAAACTAGAAGATGAAAACTTTAGTCTTTTGTTAACAACTTCAAATTCTTTTCTTAACCTAAATCCTTGGTCTGTATTATAATTATTACCAAGAGCAGTTAAAGGCTCCTGACCAATTAAGTCACCTCTATACTGAAAATCACATTTATCAACTAATGAAAAACTTCTTGGCACATCTCCAAATATTGAAATATTTATTAAGTTATTATTATTTAATATAAAAGATGAAGGATAGTTTAGTACTAACTCATACCTTTTATTTGCATATCCTTTTCTTCCTCTAAATTTAACAAGGCCAGGAGTCCAAACTATAGGTATTAAAGATGTGCCGTTTTGGTCACCATATATTTTCTGAGAATTATCGTTTCCATCGGCATATTTATATATTTTGTTTCCAATAAACATATAAAGCTGAGAACCCAACTCCATAAAGCAATTTGAATTTTTGAAGTCTCCGGAAAGATAAAACCATGAATATAGCTTTGTTGAAAATAAAGAAGCTAATATTTTATTATTAGATATTTTAAATCCTATAAATCCACCTTCTTCATACTTAAATGATGTACAAAGCCTATAATTAGTATTTGAAGCTGTAGCGTTTGAGCTAAAACTTTTTACTATTGTATCGACTGCATCATCTGAATTTGCAGAAAATTGCCTCGCTATATTTAAGGTTGTTAAAGAGCGAACACCTGATTGAGATACAAAATAAACATCATTTGAAAGTTCTGCAATCAAATCTCCATGTAAAATACCAACTGGCAAATTTGCACTCCAAGAGAAATCTCCTCCTTGCCCAGGGGTGTAACCGCTCCATACCTGAGTTCTTTTTCTTCCCATAAAAGCAAGAAGACCATTTACTTCGCAAATTGCCTCAAAATTATCTTGTATATTATGCTTGTCAGACATGTTAATGCTGGGGACAGTCTTTGTGTTTTCATTGAACAATCCATACCCAGTGATAACATTTGGCCTATAGCTATAATAGACCCTTAATTGAGTATCTATCCCTCTATATTGAAGGCTAACTGCTCCAGCTCCTAACGCCCATATTCTATCTTTTGAAACATATATAAAGCTAAAAGCAGGAGGTTTGTCTTGATAGTAAAGAGAAACTTGGTTTGCAATAAACACAGGAACAGTCGCTGTTGTTGTTGTAATCGTTACTGTATTACCTACTAGAGCAGATGTTAAAATGGTTAGTTGTGTAACAACTCCTGCGACATCTATTTTTATTAGATTTCCAACAAAATATTTTGAAATCATAAATACTGTTAAATCAACAACGTTAAAAGTAAAGCTGCTTGCTCCAGTTCTGTTGAAAGTATTTGCTTGGGTTTCTACTAAGAATTCTGACACGTCTAAAAGATTAGTCCCGTCCCATGACATTACTGGGTCAACGCCATTACATATCAGCATCTTTTGCTGAAAATATGAAGCTCTTGGCACGCAGCCAATAGAAAGACCTGTTCTTAATGCTGCGCTCAATGTATTTGTAGTAAAATCATACTTATAAATAGAGCCAAGCTGCACCCATATTTCAGTTATAACCAAGGCTCCAGTTAAAGGGTCTGGGAGCAAGTTGTTTTCTATAGTTATCGAAACAGCATTTCCCACGATTGTAACTTCACTAATATCTGCATATAGAGTATTTGGCAAAGCATTAAATGTGTAAACAATCTTAATTTTTGTATCCGCAACGTAGTTTAATGGGGGAACAGAGTTGAATGTTATATGCGAAGAATCTACAGCAACTCGAGTATTTGTATTAAGATCTTGAGAATAATACCCGACATATAAAATTCCTTGGTCAACAGAGCCGTTTAAAGTATAAGGAAAGCTTCGTATTATGTTAAATTCATTGGTTGAAACATTGTTAATTAAAGCTGTTCCGTACCTAACCTGACCATCTCCAAGTGGCTGAGGTATAATATTTTCAAGCGTATAACAAAAATTAGATGGCAAAGCATCTGGCGATATGAACTGATTCATGCCATTTGATGCAATTGGGAATTCTGTTATTTCGTAATTACCTTCTTGAAACATTTAAGCGTTCTCAAATGTTCTAATTGACATTTTATTAGAGCCATAAAAATATGATTTTAAGTCCATTCTTCCTTTATCCCATCTTTCCATTGCTGAATTTTCTTTTTTTGGATTTTTAAATCCCGATTCGTCTTGGAATAGATAATAAAGAGCGCCGTCGACTAAAACTCTTTGATAAGATGCTGGGTAAGGTATTCCAGATTCTTGTGTCGTTAATTCAAGCATTGTCCTTTCTGGCGCATACCAAACATTCATGGTATATGAAATATCATTAACAAATGGCCAAAACATAAGGTTTTTGCCAATGCTTGTATAAACACTAGGGTCGTTTGAGTCAGAGTTTGCAAACTGATAATCTGCAAAATCTAGAACTGATTTTCCATCTAATGCATTTTTTTTTCCAACAGGAAAAACCCTTGATATTGAAAAAGGTGTTTTAGTTAAAGTTACACTGTTTTGATTTATAACGCTTACAAGAGCAGGCTCATTAACCAAAATACCAGAATTTATATTGGCGGTTTCTGAGTACAGTTGGTCATTTGCTAAATTTAAAAAAGTTAAAAATATTTGATTTGTCTCATCATCGCTATAAACTTGCCCAATCCCCAATGTTTTCATGACATTTATCATATCGGATACGTTCATTT